GGGATTCTCAGCATAATGCGTTGAGAACGCGTCGCCGCCGTAAGGAGTAAATCATGGCTACAACTGCTGCCGATCAAATCAACGGCGCGTTGCGGCTGATCGGGCAGTTGGCCGAGGGCGAAGTCCCTTCTGCGGCCACGTCGCAGGACGCCCTCACCGCTTTGAACCAGATGCTCGACTCGTGGAGTACCGAGCGTCTGGCGGTCTACTCGACCCAAGATCAGGTCTATAACTGGCTGCCTAACGTCCGCACCATTACGATGGGGCCAACGGGCGTGTTCGTAGCCGAGCGTCCTATCTTGATGGACGACGCCACCTATTTCCGTGACGCCTCGACCAACGTGTCGTATGGCATTAAACTGATCAATAACCAGCAGTACAACAGTATTGCAGTTAAAACGGTAACCTCTACGTATCCGCAGTTGATGTGGGTCAATATGACCTACCCGGACGTGGAGATCTATATCTATCCGGTGCCGACCAAGGTGCTGGAGTTCCACTTTGTGTCGGTGCGACCGCTGGCAACACCTGCCGCGCTAGACACTAACTTGGCGTTCCCGCCGGGATACCTGCGGGCTTTCCGATTTAACTTGGCTTGTGAACTTGCGGCGGAGTTTGGTGTCGAACCCTCTCCGCAGGTGCAGCGCATTGCTATGACTAGCAAGCGCGATCTGAAGCGCATTAATAACCCGGATGACCTGATGGCAATGCCTGCGGCGCTGCTCGTCAACCGACCGCGCTTTAACATCTTTACGGGCAACTTCTAATGAAGACGCCGATCCTCGGGTCGTCGTATGTAATCCGGTCGGTCAATGCAGCCGACAACCGGATGGTCAATCTTTATCCAGAGGTAATTCCCGAGGGTGGCAAGGAGCCTGCCTACCTGCAACGCTGCCCCGGCTTGGCTCTACAGACCACGATTGGAACTGGTCCTATCCGTGGTTTGTGGTCGCTTGGTAATTACCTGTACGTCGTTTCAGGTAACGAGTTTTACAAACTCGACTCCAATTACAATTTTGTAGGTGGCGATGAACTGCTGCTAGAAGGTGGCGGCTTTATTCTGTTAGAGAATGGCAATTCCATTTCTCTAGAAAGCGGCTCTGCTTACATCGGCTTGGTGTCGGGCACTGGGCCTGTGTCCATGACTGATAACGGCACGCAGATTTTTATTGCTGCAAATCCTGACGGATACATATACAACACAGCAACAAATGAATACCAACAAATTACTGACCCTGACTTTCCGGGTGCAGTAACGGTTGGTTACCTTGACGGTTACTTCGTATTCAATGAACCGAACTCGCAACGTGTCTGGGTCACAAGCCTATTGGATGGCTTGTCGATTGACCCCTTGGATTTTGCAAGCGCTGAGGGTTCACCAGACGGGCTAGTATCCCTGATCATTGACCATCGAGAGGCGTGGCTGTTTGGCACGAACTCCGTGGAGGTCTGGTACAACTCCGGCGATGCCGATTTTCCGCTCACCCGTATCCAAGGCGCCTACAACGAGATCGGCTGTATTGCGCCGTACTCGGTCGCCAAGATGGACAACTCCGTCTTCTGGCTCGGCGCAGACCCGCGGGGTCAGGGCGTTGTATACCGTGCCAACGGTTATACCGGCGTTCGCATCTCAACCCACGCGGTTGAGTTTGCTATCCAGAGTTACGGGAACCTTGCCGACGCGGTTGGCTACACGTATCAGCAGGACGGTCACACGTTCTACGTGCTGAACTTTACCAACGCTGACACGACGTGGGTGTTTGACGCGGCTACGGGGGCGTGGCACGAACGCGCTGGTTTCCGCAACGGCGACTTTAAGCGTCACCGTGGCAACTCCCATGCTCGTTTCAACGGTGATCCAGTCATCGGTGATTACCAAAACGGTCGCTTGTATGCGTTCGATCTGGACGTGTACGCCGACGCTGGCGCTGCGCAAAAGTGGCTGCGGTCTTGGCGAGCGTTGCCGACAGGCGGTAATGACCTAAAGCGCACTGCCCACCACTCGCTTCAAATTGATTGCGAAACGGGCGTTGGCTTAAACGGTTATGACTTGTACGACGAGGTGTATTTAGGCACCGAGTTGTTGCAAATCCTGCAAACCGAAAACGGCGAAGACATCATTTTGGATTTGAACGCTACGACAGGCGCCAACCCGCAGTTAATGTTGCGATGGTCTGATGACGGCGGCCACACTTGGAACGGCGAGCGTCAAGTGTCTATGGGTCGTATTGGACAATACGGCACTCGCGCTATCTTCCGTCGCCTTGGCATGACCTTGAAGTTGCGTGACCGCGTATACGAGATTAGCGGTACCGATCCGGTGAAAGTCGCCATCATGGGCGCCGAACTGCAACTGAGCGGTACTGCGTCGTGACCGTAAACATCACGCAAATCCCTGCCCCGCGTGTGCCGTTTATCGACGAGCGCACTGGGCTGATTTCGCGTGAGTGGTTCCGGTTTCTCAACAACCAGTACCAGTTGACGGGTGGTGGCACTACGCAGACCACCATCTCTGATCTTGAGTTGACGCCTTCCTTGTCGTCTAACACCGAAGACGAATTAGCGGTGGTCAAGGGGCAACTGGACGACCTACAAAAAGGCACGGCTCGATACGAACCGAACCCTGTCAACTATGGTGCGTTCTATTCAACAACGACTCAGACGGCAGCAGTGGCTAATACGCCGTATGCAATGACGTTCAACAACACGTCAAATCGTTATGGCGTGTACATAGACCCCGCTGCGTCTTCGCACATCAAAGTCACTCGGCCCACTGTCTACAACATGCAGTTCTCATTGCAGTTGGACAAGACCTCTGGCGGTACTGGATTGTTCTGGGTGTGGGTCAGGGTTAATGGCGTTGATGTGCCCTACACTGGATCGCAAGTTCGCATCCAAGGCAACAACGCTGAAGTTTTTGTGGCAGCGAACATATTTGTGCCTATGTCAAACGGAGACTATCTCCAGTTGATGTGGGCAACCGACGACACATCCGTCCAAATCTTGTCGGAAGCCGCTACCGCAGTTCATCCCGGTATTCCGTCAGTCATCCTTACTATGACGCAGGTATCTCTATGACCGTTTATCTTTCAGCCTTTGCAGGAGCCGGGGCGCAGTTCTTCACCGACGATGGCGCAGTCCTGTCGGGCGGAAAGATCTATACCTACGCCGCTGGCACGACGACCCCGCAGACTACTTATACGTCTATTGTTGGAGTCTCTACCAACGCTAACCCCATCATTCTTGACTCTGGCGGACGGCTGCCAGAAGACATGTGGTTAAGCGAGGGCGTTAAATATCGTTTTGTTTTGACGGACTCTAATGACGTTCAAATCGGCGAGTACGACGACATTGTTGGCATCAACGACATCTCTACGGAGAGCGTCGCGTGGTCCACGATTACGGGCACGCCGACGACACTGGCTGGCTACGGCATCACCGACGGCCTGACGACAACGGCTGCGGCAGCGACTTATGCGCCGATTGCCTCGCCCACGTTCACCGGCACGCCGCTGATCCCGGACAACGATTCGGTTAGCGCCAACTATGCGGTCGGCTATCGAGAAGCCCCGCAGGTATCTAAGACGGCTAACTATCAGTTAGTGCTGGCAGATCGCGGTAAGTCGATTCTGATGAACGGCACCGGCCTGACGCTGACTATTCCGGCTAACTCTGCCGTCGCGTTCCCGGTGGGCACCGTGATTATTATCGTCAACGTCAATACCAGCGCGTTGTCGATTTCCATTACGACTGACACGCTGACTCTGGCGAACAGCACCACGACCGGCACTCGCACTTTGGCTCGTAACGGCTTGGCTACCTGCGTCAAGATTGGCAGCACGTCTTGGCTGATCAGCGGAGCGGGATTGTCCTAATGGGCGGCGCTACCTTAGCAGCGGCGATTGCAGGCACGACGGGGGGAGCCGGTGCCGGTGTATTCGACTTCTCGTCTGGGTCGGGTAGCGTCACGATTCCCACGGGAGCCACGGGCGTCACCATTGAGGTGTGGGGCGCAGGCGGTGGCGGTGGCTACGGCACTGTCACCCAGATATTTGGCGAGTTCTTGTACGAGCCGCAAGAGAACCCCGGTGGCGGTGGTGGCGGCGGTGCCTACGCTAAACGAGTCATTGTGTTAACCGCGCCAGATGCCCTTAAAACTATTCTGTACACTGTCGGTGCTGCTGGTAGAGGCGGCACGGTTGGGGACGCTGTGGGCGGCGCTGGCACCCAGTCTGTTGTCTACGCCGGAACCTACGCCCTAGACGAAATGATCTCTACGGGCGGTTTTGGCGGCTACGGCGGTATTGGCATATTTGGCAGCCAGCAGGGCGCCGGAGGCACGCAGACGGGCGGTACGGTGCCGCCGTCAGTGAATGGCAACGGAGGGGCTGCCTTTACCCAAACCGGCGCTACGGGCATCGTAGGCGATAATAGCCTCACTGCTGGCGCTGGCGGCAACGGTGGCGACCCGGTAGAGGGCGGCGATCCGGGCTTGGTCGGCACTAACGGTCGCGTCCGAATGGTATTTACCTTTTAGGTGACACATGGCAGTTAACGTAAAAGTCCTGATCCCGGCCAAGATTGCCGAGAACACGCAAGTAACCCAATACACGGCTACGAACGTATCGGCCATCATCGACAAGTTCACGGCGACGAACTACAGCGCGTCGGCGGCCACGATCTCGATCAACCTTGTGACGCAGTTTGACTCGTCGGGCAACCAGAACTTGATCATTAAGGCCAAGACGCTGCTGCCCTCGGAGACGTATACGTTCCCTGAGTTGGTCGGCCATGTGCTGCAACCGGGCGGGTTTATCTCCACGATTGCCGGCACTGCCTCGGCCATCAACATCCGATCCTCTGGTCGGGAAGTGTCGTGACCGAAGCCGAATACTGGTTGCGCGAGAACTTTGCTGCGCTGGAGTTGCCGCCAGATGCGGTGGCTTGGCTGATTGACTTGTGGCACGTTACGCAGGTGTTTGACGACGTAGCCGATGGCGACCCGGTAGACCGTAAGTCGCTGGACGATACCGTGTGGCGCACCCTTGTGGGTATGCCTGCAAATAGTTTCTTTATGGCTCACGCAGGGCAGTTATTGCCTGCGGTGGGTACGGCCATTCTGAAGTGGAAGGCTTCGGATGACGCCGAACGCAATGGTTTGGCTGACGAACGGTCGTTCGTTTGGCGTGCCGCTTACTATGACTTGGTTCTTTTAGTGGTGCTGTTGTGTCAGGGCCGAGAGTCTGCTATGGAAAAAGCAGGTGCGGTGATGGCACTATACGGCGAAAGTTTTGCGACGTATCGCGGGGAATTTCCTCATGGCTAATCCAGTAGTTGCTATTGCCGCATCCAGCATTGGATCGGCTGCTGTCGGCAGTCGCTCAGCAAGTAAGGCGGCAAGAGCGCAAACAGATGCCGCTCGATCAGCGGAGGCATCCCAAGAGAGGATGCTTGAACGGCAGTTAGAGGAAACTCGCCCGTTTCGAGAACTGTCGCTTCAACAACTTAATCGCCTATCGGAGTTGTACGGGCCTGAAGGCATGTACACCAAGACTCCGACCATGGAAGACCTGACGGTAGACCCCGGTTTTTCTTTCAGAATGTCTGAAGGAGAAAAGGCGCTTGCTCGTATGCAGTCTGCTCGCGGGCAGTTGTTTGGCGGTGGCGCAATTAAGGCCGGTGTGCGGTACGGGCAGGAAATGGGTTCGCAGGAATTCCAAAATGCTTACAACCGCTTGATGAATCAACGCGCAACCGTTACTAACGCATTGCTCGGAATCGGCGGTTACGGCCCCGCGATTGCTGGACAAAACGTAAGTGCAATGGGAAGCGCTGGTAGCAACATCGCCAACATTCAGTTAGGTGGTGGTCAGGCTCGCGCTTCTGGCTATCTTGGTCAGGCTAATGCTTTGAACCAAGCCCTTAGCCAAGGCGCTGGTTTGTATGGCATGTATCGTGGCGGTTACTTTGGATCGCCCAGTTCCGGTATCGGCGGAAGTGGCGCTGGAACTGGGGCATACGGCGGCTCTGCAATTCCCTACACCGGCAGATACGGACTCGGAGAGTAACCATGCCAGTCATCGGAGCAACTCAACTTGAGCCAGTAAACATCCTTGGCTCATACGTGCAGGGCATGGAACTTGGCCGTGCCAATCGCCTAGCCCAACAGCAGCAAGCAGCGCAAATGGAGGCTGCTCGTCAAGAGGCCGAACTGCGTAATTACTTATCATCGGCAGACCTTTCGTCGCCGGAAGTGCAAAACCAGTTGCTTCGCTTTGGGCCGCAAGGGGCCGAGATGGCTAAGAACCTAGCAACGATGGGTACTCAGCGTTCACAAGCAGCCAAGGCTGATTACGAAGCCCAAAGTCAGCGCTTAAAAGACATGTATAACTTGGTAACGTCTGCTGTGGACGCGCCGAGTTACGCCCGTGTTCGCGGCATGGCTGCAAACATGGGAATTGATGTTGCTCAAATTCCTGAACAGTACGATCCTGCATTTGTTGAGCAAGCCAGAAACGCCGTGCTTACCGCGTCAGAGCGACTTGATGCGGAGTTGAAAAGAGATACTACCGCCGTCCAACGTCGCCAAGTTGCGCTTGCCGAACGCAAGCAAACTTTTGAAGAGCGTACCGCTAATGCTGGTATGTCAGGCATGGTTAAACCACCTGAACTACAGAAAGGCGAGCGTTGGAATCCCGAGGCTGGCCGTGTTGAGGCTGTGGAAGGCTCTGATATTTATATCAAGCAGTCCGGCAAACACAACAAGGACTACACCGCTCTTAATGCAATTAACAACCAACGTTCATTGCAACTTGCCAAAATTGATCGCTTGTTGGCACCAGAAAACGCTGACGCATTTAATAACTTGTTTGGCGGATACACTGCGTATGCTTCGCGTGAATTGTCAGGCAAGACCGCCGACCTTCGTTCCGACTTGGAATCGTTGAGAAACAATTTAAAAGCAGCCGGTAAAAAGATTATTGCTGGCGCTGGTCCGGGCGCTATTGGTCAGATTACTGAACGCGAGTGGCCGATTCTTGAAGGCATGATTGCGGAACTTCGCCCAACAATGTCTGAACAAGGCGCAAAAGACAAACTGCTGGAAATTCGCGTTTTTTTGGATAATTTGGCAAATCAGGCGGGTGAAGAATATCAGACCGCATGGGGCCAAACTCAATACGCAAAACCCGTAAAAGGCGCAAGCGAGCCTTCTATTGCCCCCGCTGCTCCGGCAGCAGCCCCGGTTAAGGTTAATTCAAAGGCTGAACTAGACAAACTGCCGTCTGGTTCGTTGTACGTTGGCCCTGACGGAAAGACGCGGAGAAAGCCGTAATGGCTAAGTGGTGGGAATCTGGCGAGGTTGTTGAAGAGCAACCTGCCGAGGAGTGGTGGACTGCTGGTGAA